GATGTGTTTCCTTCTAGGGTACACAAGCTGCCGTCAGAGTTCATCCCTTCGACTAATCCGATATGATCGGCTTCTCCGTCAGCATCCCAATCGAACAATACGATATCACCGTACTGAGCCTGTTCGTAAGGTACGATAAGACCTCTGTTTCTGCCCCAGTTGTAGACGGATGGGCAATAGGCTGTCTTCTGCCCGTCATAAAAAAGGTTTGATGCGCCCGCCATGCGGAAGATATCCCAAACGAAAGCACAGCACCACGGATACGCAGCCCCGTAAACTGGATGACCATAATAGTCAGTATTGAATATTACATTATTGCTGCCCATCGGCTCTTCATGCGTACCGATATAAGCTTCTGCGACAGACATAATATTATAAGATAACATTTTTAATCCTCTTTAGTTATCAATTATCTCCTGTGCCTTTCTCACATCATCCGCAGATGATAAGCTTTCACCGACTGTCCGCAGACTCGGAGGGCATTGTGCAAAAGTTGTGCCTTTGTCAAAAAGTTGCATCTTTTAAGAGCCGCCCAGTTCTCCTCGTTTATGCTTTATCTTGGTGTATAGCCTCTTAAGGGCATAAAACAAGTCGAGCATTTCAAAGATGTCTTGCATTTATTCTCCTATTCTGTTACTTCAGGTTCCGGCTGAACTTCGTGCGTATACTGTTCCCGCTTCAGCAACCGCCCGGAAAAGTCCAGAAGGACGGCAGAGTGAAGCGGACAAGCAGATACGGCAGCCGCCGCAAGGACAGTATGGTATTGCTGCTCCGCAAGCGAAAGATCGTCAAATTCCGTTTTAAGCGAACCATGACCGCCGTTAGCATAAGTCTGCATTTCGACTACTAAGTAAGCCATTATTCTGCCTCCTTCTTATTATACTGGATGGTGCTGATTCCAAGGCAGATACCAAGGAACGTATCGATAGCCGTTATCGTGCCAACTATCTGCTCTCCATAGGGAAATCCCCAGATGCCCGCAAGAGCAAAATAAAGCGTTCCTAAAGCCGGAAGTAATATCTGTGCTATCCATTTTAAAACATCATACATTTTGTTACTCATAGGAAACTTGCCTCCCTTTCGCATTTTAGATATGTGCTTTTTATGTGCTGTGATGCTAATTCACATTTGTTATTTACAAAGTCTGGATGACTTTTAGTAAACTTATCATATAAATCCAAATCCTCTTCAATGATGTCATCGAAAGCTTCTTTACTGTGTTTCATTCCACTTAGAAGTTCGTCATTGAATCTTAGAATTCTGCGCCTCGCTTGAAGCGCATCGCTCTTTTTTATCTCTGCCCTCAGATCGTCTATATCTTTCTGGATGGCATCGATTTTTTTATCCAGTTCGGCTCTCTTGCCCTTTTTGTCATCATGCCTTTTAATAAGAAACTGAATTAAACTGAAAAGTCCAGATGAAGCTAAAGCTGCAAGTATGATTTCCAATTAATTTGCCTCCAATCTGGCTTCCAGAGCCGCTATTCGTTCTTCTAATGTTTTGATTCGGTCTTCATCGGCAGCAAGCCTTGCAATTAAGAACGGCACATAATTAATGGTATAGTATTCGCCATCATCATCCTCAAGAGTTTCGACCAGTTCCGAATCTCTGTAATCGAGTCCTTCGTTTTCCAGGGCAGAAATGACATCCTGTGCGATTGCACCGAAGCGTTCAAGCAAGTTTGCACCCGCCCTTGTCGCATCATTGAAATTAAAGTGGAAATTTTTAAGTTCTACATTAGCAATAGCATCTTTATACCGTTCATCTATTGGTTTTATATCGGTTTTCATTCGCTCATCGGAGGAAGTAATCGTTGCGTATCCAATAGATGTGCCATCAACATAGAAATTAATGCGACCCGTTGTTAAGTAGTCAATATTAAAGCCGTGACTAGCCGTGTTGCCATATACGACATATCCAGAACGAGTGCCGTCACTAATGAACGCCCTCTTTAGCGAATACCATGACCTCATAGTTCCGTTATCGTAGAAAGCTAACGTAGGTTCATTATTGACTAATGTCTGACCCCCACTAGTAACTGTTATCGTGCCTATTTTTGCAGCTATAGTAGATGTGGATGAAGTTGCCTTAAATACGGATACCTCTCCCTGTCCAGTATCGTTTGCACCTATACGCAAAAGTATCTTGTCTGATGAATTGTAAAACAACTGCGTTCCATAACTTGGACCGGCATATATTCTTACTCCCACCCCGCCTGAAGTGTTGTTTAATTCAAACATACCACCATAGGTTGTTTGAGCGTCTATAAAGGCGGCTTTAAGGATCCGAGCCAAATATACTCCCGCTCCGTCACCACTTAAAGAAGCCCCATTTTGTGCAAGCTTCGCAACTGGATATGTAGCATTTCCCGAATAGACATTAAAATCAGATGCCGTCATTTCGGTGAAGTGGGTAGAATCTTTAATTACCTTGACTGTACTGGCGATCTCGATCTTAGACGATGCGCTATTGCCCGTGACGGTGATGCCACCGCCGGAGATATTAGTAATATAGTTTGTGGCAGTTTTTGCAGCGTTTGTTGCGGTGGTTTGTGCAGTGGCGATTCCACTTGCGACATCTTCCGGGGCAGGACTCCAGTCAGTAGCCCGGTTGCCAATTTCAACTTTTAATCCACATATTTCAACATACCCACCAGCGGGAACATTACTTGCGTATCCGTATCCACAAGAATAACTGGATGCTTGCGTTCCGTTTAATACAAGCCCTTCCGCTTTAAAATATTGCCAGCTTGTAGTTAAGGCTATATTATTTAATATTAATGCACCCGTTGTCTGTGAATTACTCGCAAAAATAGGTTGCACCCTGATCTGCGAAGTAAATGACGAACTTGCTCTTATCCAATAGCTCTCAGTATATATTTCCCCCGTGATAAATGTGTTTTTTCTACTATCTTGCGCCCATCCCACTTGTGCCGCTGAAGACCCGGTATTTGTGAGTCGAACACCCCCGGTTATTCCGGCTATAGGAGGAGAAGATATATCAATATGTGATATAGTTCCACCTGAAGCCCTAAAGGATCCCGTCCCACTAACTGGCATCGTGCCAGTGTTTAATACAAGGTTTCGCCCTCCAACTTGCACCGATATTTTTTCGGCGTTGATAGTGCCTACGCCAGCATTAACTGCGCTTATTACATTCGCCTGCATCTTATCAGCGTTAATGCTGCCAGTTCCACCATTCACAGCGGAAATAACATTTGCTTTAATGCGGTCTGCGGCAATACTTCCAGATACTATGTTATCAGCAGAAATATTGCTTTGCCCGGAAACCACCCAGTACGTTCCGTCATAGACAAAGGTCACACATTCGCCCGCCGCCCAAGGGGATTCAGTTGCCGTCAGACTTTGCCCGTTCCACTTTATGGTTTTCGCCCCGGTACTATTAATGTTGAGGGTAGCACTAGCTTTGCTGTTAGCGTTGGTAAAAGTAACATGAACCGTGCTTCCGGTCTTTAGTTGGAATCCTGTCAGGGTTGCCGTCTTTGCAGCCGTTGAAGCAGCTGTCGAACAGGAGCAGAACCCATGCTTATTAAGTGCTTCCGTTGCGGTATCTTCCACGGTTTCTATTGCTTCTTCAACATCTTCAGGCGCGGGACTCCAACTTGAGGCACGGTTGCCCTTTTCAAACATGAAGTTTGACAGTGTGACCCTAATAGCGGTATCCGTCGAGTTGGATCTTCCCAATAACCATTTATTGCCATAAGCAATCTGTTCGGATGTCATCTTAAAGACTGCACTAAAATGTCCCGAACTATTACCTACCGGGGCAGCAATTACCTTGGATGTAACCGTTGTATAAGACGATGCCGTCCTGTTTAAATTGATAGAAATATTCGTAGCTGCCGTTGCCCCCGTAACGGCATAATCGAAAGACACCACCCATTCGTCTTCAGTTGTAGCCCCCCTAATAAGGCTTACACCATAATCACCTACTGGGTAAAAGCCAAGGGGAGTAAAATATGTGTTGCCACTTGACGGGGTAAACTCTTTTGCCGTCCCCGTCCCCGTGGAAAGGTTTCTTCCACCGACTTCGATATTAGCAATCGCTACCAGAGTATCTTCAGGTGCCGGAGTCCAGTCAGTAGCCAT